TGTTCACAGATCTAGTTTAAATCTCACTTTGCTAACCTTTTTATTGTAAAGTTTCTCAAGCTCTTTGTCCATTTCGGAGAATGTCTCTTGTGGGGTAACCCAATCGGACTTTTCTTCCTTTATAATTTCACCCTGTGGGGTGAGGGTCTCATAGATTTTTAATCTATGGATCCTTTCTTTGGGTAGAGGTTCCCCCGGTAAATTTCTCATGACTCCATTTTCAACTTTTCCAAATCTTTTTAAACTCCATACTTTCTCATTGTGTCGCTTTTTGTCTTGTCTTAATTTCTTAAACAAGATTTGGCCACCTTTTGAGATATGGGGAAAGATTTTTCTTAAATTGATATTTGAGTCGAACATAAGATTAACCGTGTGTTGTTTAATAACCTCTTTTAATCGTTCTACACCATCATCGTTTGAATCGGTTGTATGGAATATTTGATAGGGAATTCGCTCCTTTGCTAATTCCCATGTTTTCCATTTAACTATGTCCCCACCTAGGGGATATGGCCGATTGCTTTTTTCTTTCCAGTTAAAAATGAGATATTGAAGTATTTTGAGGTCGGTTTCTGACGGTTCTTTTAAACCAGTCATTCCGTATCCTCCTAAGCTTTCTGGTATATACCAGGGCATTTTATACTTGTTTAGTTTATCTCTATGGAACTTTACAAAAAGCTGGTGTAATTGTTCTTTAATCTCCACTGGAGATCTTAACATCATTTCCCTATATCTTGCTCCAATTGTCTTCTCGTTTCCCTCTTCGTCCACTTCTACAACTCCTCCTTGGGATTTTCTTATCCCTTTGACGAGCCCTAGATTGATGAACGGGATTGGTGAGAAGAAGCCGTCTTTTAAGAAAAAGTTTCGAGAGTTAATTTGTACAAAGTTGGTCGATTCAAAGGTTTTTCCTATTGATTCTATAAACCCAACTTTGCCTATATTCTCTCTCCATTTTTCGACGGTAAATGAGTAAGATCGGAAAGCAACATCATCACCGTTTATTACCATCGGACATAGATCCAAGGGGATTTCCCTTTCCTCTGCGTCCTCGATAGATTTCCTGACTATTGTTGCATTAATTATACAAAGTACTATAAAAGATGTTATAGATCCCATTAATTGTCCTATGGTCTGGTGTTCAGTATGCGTTTTCTTTTGATTAAAGGCTATTTCGTGATTGACTAGACTGTCTACTATAAGACGTGTCCAATCATCATCTAGTCCAAAAATCTTACTGATTTCGCGTGCTACTGTTTCACTGACCCAACTGTGGATGTTATCAGTTGCAGACTTGTAGTCTCCTGATAAGAATGTGTCTCCAAAACCCAAATTGAATTGTTTGGTTAAATAAGTTTCGAGATTTTCCTCTAGTCCAGTCGGGCTTCCTATAAGCCGGAACACTGGGTGTTCCCGCATTATCCGATGGCACGTCTTCTGAAGAAACCGAAGACATGTCATTCTGTAAGGGTTTGATTTTGTTATCACCCTGTAGGATAATGGTTCTGCGAGGACTACGGGGATTGCTATGTTTGGCGTCATAATGGCGACATTCTTACAATCCTTTAGGAATTTCTCTGTCTGTTTATCTAAACTATTATGTTGAAACACATCTTTGGGGGGCCCACCTAGGAGAGGTTCTTCCTCTTCCCAATATAGTGGTTCTTCCTCCTCATCTATAGTTATTAATGGTTTTAGTGTCTTGTTATCCAGGATATCACCTCTTAAGGGTAAGAACCCCCCCGGTTGACGGTGTATGTCAAATTCATGAGTCTCTAGGATTGTTCCTACTGCTCCAGCTTCATCCCGATTATCTATATAATTGGCTGATGTTGATGGGAAGAATGAGTCATACATACCTTTTGCTAGCTCCTCTTTCGTATAACCTTCAAAGATCTCTTGAGTTGTTCTCTTAAGTTCTTGGATTGTTAGAAAGTAGTCGAGCCTGTCAGTAATTTCCGGTCTTGGTTCTTTGTTGGTCATTTTCTCTATATATTGTTTTTTTGCTTCGGTTTTTTGATCGGGCTTTTCCATCCCCTTCTTACTTGTTTGTATAGAAGTAAGGAATGAGATACACTCCTCATAAGAGTGTCTTGCAAAATATAGGTGGCAGAATCTGCCAGCTGGACCTTTAAAAATGAATTGAGGTTTATCATCCTGCTTAAATGGTTTAATCGGCATTGGTTGGTTTTGGAGGAACTTAACTTTTATCCCCCAATAGGTAAAAAAGGCATTTAGTTTATGTTTAAATACCTGTACCCATGGGATATCTGAGCAGAGGCCTTTATAATGGCCCCTCGTTTTCTCTATTTCACCACCAACCTCTCTATAGCCGTAGAGTTTGAGAATAGTTAGCATATCTCTCAGATTATTTGTTATAATCTGATCGAGACTGAGATCTGGCTCCTTTTTGTTGG